CGCACACACGGGTGCGCCCCTACAAAAGGCAGAGGATGACGAGGCCCGGATCGACAAGCTCCTGGCCCGGCTCGACCTGGCCGGGATCGCCGCCACCCGGGAGCAGGCCGCGGCGATCCTGGCCAAGATGGCCCAGAACGGGGGCGTGGCGGCCTTCGTGCAGATCGACTTCGAGGACGAGGCCATCACCAGCCAGGTCAACGAGCTGGCGGTGGCCTGGGCCGCGGACCACGCCGCCGACCTGGTGACCAAGATCGACGAGGCCACCCGGGAGTTTATCCGGGCCGACGTCACCCAGGCCATGCAGGAGGGCTGGAGCACCGGCAAGCTGGCCGATACGCTGGCCGACAACTACGGTTTCAGCAGCAAGCGGGCCGGGCTGATCGCCCGCACCGAGGCGGCCAACGCCGACCAGGAGGGCAACTTCCAGGCCTACAAGGCCTCGGGGGTGGTGGAGGGGACGATCTGGCTCTTAGGGAGCGAGCACAGCAAACCCGATGAATGCGACGATAACGCCGATGAGGGGATGGTGGCACTGGGAGAGGAGTTTCCCTCCGGGGACCTCCACCCCCCGGCGCACCCGGAATGAGACTGCGATGCTGCGCCCGTGACGGCGCAGGAATAGAAAGCAATAAGTAATCAATAAAAACTGGAAACCGAAAACTGAAAGGCCCTAAAGGAGGAAATTATGAAACCTAAAAACTTTGCCTTTGTCCTTGGCGTTTTGCTTTTGCTGCTCACTGCTCACTGCTCGCTGCTCACTTCCCCGGCCGCGGCCCAGAGCAACAGCATCATCATGAAGGCCCCGGCCGGGCTCACCTCTTACACGGACAATACCGGCGCCAAGGTCTATCCCGACGCCCTGGGGCATGTCACCATCTCCGCTGACCAGCTGGCGGCCTATGAAAAGGCCGGCTTCGAGCGCCTCGACTACGTGCAGACGAAGAACGCCCTGTCCGGCAACCTGGTCTTCGTGGTGAGTCCGGCGACCCTGACCACCGCCCACGCCTCGGCGGCCAACCGCACCGTCACCGTCACCTTGCAGAACGCCGCGGGCGAGACCCATACCTGGTACAACCGGGCGGTGAGCAGCGGGGTTTCCATCGCCGTCAGCAGCAGCGCCGGGACCGCCTCCATCGCCTCCACCACCCTGAACTTCGTCTACGGGGTGGCCACCGTGGCCATCACCGAGGGGGGCACCTTTGCGGGCGCCGACACCGACACCCTGACCATCGCCGCCGAGACCATCGGCGGCTACACCGTGGCCTCCAAGACCTCGGTGGAGACGTTTAATTAGAGTGAGCAGTGAGCAGTGAGCAGCGAGCAGTGAGCAGTGAGCAGTGTAGGGGCGGGTTCTAGCCGCCCTGGGCAGAAAACCGAAAAAGGGAGCAATCATCATGAAACTATTCGCCCAGCTTACCAAGGTCGACGCGGCCGCCGGCATGATCTTCGGCCGCATGACCCAGGAGCTGCCGGACTCGGCCGGGGAGATCTTAGACTACGAATCCTCCAAGCCCAACTTCCAGAAGTGGAGCGAGGAGTTCGCCCAGGCCACCGGCGGCCTTTCCAAAGGCAACGTCCGGGCCATGCACGGCCAGGTGGCCGTCGGCAAGCTCACCGAGATCTCGTTTCTCGATGAGGAGAAGGCCGTCGACTTCGCCGCCAAGATCGTGGACCGGGCCGAGCTGGAGAAGTGCATCGAGGGGGTCTACACCGGCATGTCCATCGGCGGCTCCTATGCCAAGCGCTGGCAGGACGGCGAATTCATGCGCTTCACCGCCCTCCCCAAGGAGGTCTCCCTGGTGGACAACCCCTGCCTGAAGACGGCCCGATACACCCTGGTGAAGGCGGACGGCAGCATGGCGGAAATGAGTTTCACCAAAGACGCCGACGGCTTCAAATCCGATGAGGAGCGCAAGGCGGCCTTCGCGGCCATGGGCGGCGATGATAAAGGCAGCGACCAGGCTAAAGAGGCCTCTCAAAAAGCTAATGAAAAATCCGCCGAGGCCGCCAAGAACGATGGCTTCAATTCTCACGGCGAGGCCGCCAACGCCCACAACCAGGCCATGAAAATTCATCACAAGGAAGGCAATGAAAAGGCGGCCAGTTATCACCGGGATGCCCGCAATTTCCATCAAGGCGAAGCCACCAGGGCCATTGCGGCCATAAAGCTTGAAATCGCCTCCTGCGAAGAGGGCCTGGCGAAGTTGCATAAACGCGAATTTTCCGACGAGGAACGCAAAAACCTGGCCGACAAGGGCCACGCCCTGCCGGACGGCTCCTTTCCCATCGTCAACCGGGAGGACCTGGAGAACGCGGTGCATGCCTACGGCCGGGCCAAGGACAAGGAGAAGGCCAAGGCCCACATCATCAGCCGGGCCAGGGACCTCAAGGCCACCGACCTGCTGCCCGCCGACTGGGAGGGCAGCACCAAGGAGGAAAAGGCGGCGCTGGCCGGCGCCCTGATCAAGCTGGATCTCGGGCCGCTCCTGGCCAAATACGCCGGCAAGGAAGTCCGGGACGCCCTGGTCGCCTTGAATGCCGCCTCCAGCCTTCTCTGCCTGATCGCCAATGAGAGCCTGGAGGGCGAGCCCGCGGAGCAGCTGGCCGCACTTTCGGCGGCGGTCGATTCCCTCAAGGCCTTCGCCATTTCGGAGCTGGGGGAAGACAGCCTGCAGGAAGTGGGGGGCGGCACGGGCGTCCCCATGTTCATGATGACCAAGGCCGGCGCCCGCCATTCCGCCGGCGACCTGGAGCGCATCCAGGGAATCCATGACCATTCCGTCGCCCTGGGCGCCGACTGCAAGGGAGCGGAAAAAAGCGAGGTGAGCGAGATGAACAAACAGGAAGTTGAACAACTGATCGGGGAGCGCCTGGGGAAGGTCGAAGCGGCGCACAAGGCGGACCTGGCAAAGCTGGAGACGGCCCACACCGAGGCCCTGGGCAAGAAGGACGAGGAGATCGGGGAGCTGAAAAAGAACCTGGAGACCATCCAGGCCAAGCTGGCCGAGATCCCCAAGCCCGGCGGCCCGGTCCTCCGGGTGATCACCAAGGCCCAGGATCTGGGGCAGGACGATCCGGCCGCCCAGGTCGAGCCCATCAAGAAGGCCGACGGCACCATCGACCACCAGGCCACCGCCCTGGCCCAGACCAAGGCGGCCATGGACAAACCCTTTATCATCGGACGGCCTTAACCGGTGAGCAGTGAGCAGTGAGCAGTGCAGGGCGGGAAAGCGCAGCGCCTCCCGCCACTTTAGAGTAAGGAGAAAAACCTATGGATCCGACCTTGCTGGCGCAAACAGTGGCCCTGATCAGGGGCGAGCTGGACCGGCCCAATAGCGAGCTGCTCAAGGCCTTCACCCAGAGCAGCGTGGCCACCCAGGGACTCCAGGCCTACAACCTGGAGGCCCCGGCCAAGAACCTCTTCCCCTACCTGGTGCCCCTGGTGGATTCCATCCCCCGGCGGGTGGGCGGCTACGGCTCCCAGGCCAACTGGAAGGCCATCACCGGCGTCAACATCGGCGCCCTCTCCCTGGGCGTCGCCGAAGGCAAGCGCGGCGGGGTGGTCTCCACCAATACGGCTGAATACTACGCCGCTTACCGCTTCTTAGGTTTCGACGACTTCGTCACCGAGCAGGCGTGGCGCGCCGCCGTGAATTTCCAGGACCTGCGGGCCACCGCCCGGCTCAACCTGCTGAAGGCGGTGCGCCTCTGGGAGGACGGCCTGCACCTGGGCGGCAACGGCACCGCCGTGGCCCTCGGCACCCCCACCGCCCCCACGGTGGCCGATGACGCCTCCAGCGGCAGCCTTTCGGGTTCCACCGCCTATGACGTGGCGGTGGTGGCCCTCACCCTGGAAGCCCTGATGAACATCGGCGGCATGACCGCCCTGGGCGCGGCGGTGGCGGCCACCAAGATCCTGCAGACTGTGGCCCGGGCCAACGCCGGCCCCTACGGCGGCACCACCACCTACAACGGCGGCACCTCCATCCCCTCCAGCATCACCAGCCACACCACGGCCAGCGGCAAGACCGCGGTGAACGCCTACACCCCGGTAGTCCCCGGCGCGGTGGCCTACGCCTGGTTCATCGGCACCACCGGCAACGCCACCCTGGCGGCCATCACCAGCATCAACAGCGTCATCCTCAGCGCCGTCGGGGCCTCCACCCAGACCCTGGCCAGCCTCGCAGCCACGGACTACAGCAAAAATGCCCTGGTCTATGACGGCCTGCTCTACCAGGCCTGGAAACCCAATTCCGGGAGCTACATCTACAATATGGCCACCGGCACCCCGGGGGTGGGCACGCCCCTCACCGCCGACGGCAAGGGCGGCATCCAGGAGTTCACCACGGTCTTCCGCTACCTCTGGGACCACTACCGCATCGGGGTGGACCAGGTCTGGGTGAACGCCCAGGAGGCCATGAACATCACCCAGAAGCTGCTCACCGGCACCGGGGCCACCGCCTCCCAGTCCTTTCACTTCATGGTCCCCGCGGACCAGAGCGGCCTGGTGGGCGGCATGGTGGTGGACTCCATCCTCAACCCCTTCGACCCGAGGGGGGCGAGGCGGGTGAAGCTGATGATCGAGCCCAACATGCCTCCGGGCACCATCCTCTTCGAAGCCCTGGAGATCCCCTATCCCCTCTCCAACGTGCCGGTGGTGCGGGAGCTGGAGCTGCGCTTCGACTACATTGCGGTGGACTGGCCCAAGGTGCAGTGGGCCGACGAGTTCGGCGTCTATTTCGACGGCGTCCTCAAACATTACTTCCCGCCGGCGATGGCGGTCATCGCCAACGCCGCCAACGGGTAGTAAGCAGTGAGCAGTGAGCAGTGAGCAGTGAGCAGTGAGCAGTGAGCAGTGAGCAGTAAGGCGTAGGGGCGGCTTCAACCCGCCCTATGGGAGGAGATATGAAACTGAAGGCCCTGATCGATGACGGCGGCGTCAGCTATGAAAACCAGCACTTCCCGGTGGTTGACGGGGTGGTGGAGGTCCCCGACCATCTGGCGCCACACCTGCTGAACGCCGGCTACGCCATCCATACCGAGGCAGAACCAGCGGCGGCGGCCGAAGAAGAGCCGGTGCCAGCGCCCAAGGGCAAAGCCAAAAAGTAACTGGCTACTGGCTACTGTCATGGACCTGACCACTCTGGCCGACCTTAAGGCCTGGCTGAACATCAGCAGCACCACGGACGACGCCCTGCTGACGAGGCTGATCACCGCGGTGAGCGGCTGGGTGGCGCGCTACCTCAACCGCTCCCTGGGCTCGGCCAGCTACGACGAGTTCTATGACGGCTCCGGCGGCCAGCTCCTGGTGCTGCGCCAGTTCCCGGTGACCGCGGTCGCCCTGGTGGCCGTGGATACCATCACCATCCCGCCGGCCCCGGACACGGTCAGCCCCGGCTGGCGCCTGGTGCCCCCGGCCCCGGACCTCAGCGGGCCCGGGCAGCCCGGCCAGCTCATCTTGAGCGGCTACGTCTTCCACCGTGGCCTGGGGAATGTGGAGGTGAAATATACCGCGGGCTACAGCAGCGTGCCCGGGGAGCTGGAGCAGGCGGCCATCGAGCTCTGCGCCCTGGGCTATGCGGGCCGCACCCGCATCGGCGAGTCGAGCAAGGCGCTGCCCGGCGGCCTGGGCACTGTGGCCTACCTCAAGGATATCCCGCCGGGCATCATGCAGGTGCTCAACCGCTACAAGCGGGTGGCGCCCATATGATAGTGAGCGGCTGTAGGGCGGGAAAGCGAAGCGCATCCCGCCTTTAAGAGTGAGCAGTGAGCAGTGAGCAGTAAAGGCAAAGGCGGGGGCGAAGTTATGGAAGCGAAACTTACCGATACCTTCGGGCAGCGGGCAATTATCGCCTTGCGGGACGCGGCCCTGATCCTGGGCTGCCGGAAGATCCCCTGGCAGCAGCTCCTGGCGGCCCTTTACGTGCAATTAACCAGCCCCAACTGAAGTGAGCAGTGAGCAGTGAGCAGTGAGCAGTAAAGGCAAAAACTGGCTGCTGGCTACTGGGATTTAAAATGATACAAGCCTGGATCGTCGGCCAGGAAGAAGTAATCGCCCGCCTGGAGCGGGTGCCCCCGCAGGTGACCGGCGCCCTGCGCCGGGCCATCTCCATCCAGGCCTTCGACCTCATGGGCTACGTCAAGGCCAACAAGCTCTCCGGCCAGGTGCTCAGGAACCGCAGCGACCACCTCCGGGGCAGCATCAACGTGGAGCTGGGCGGCGACGGCCTTTCCGCCCGGGTGGGCACCGGCGTGGTCTACGGCCGGGTGCACGAATACGGGGGCGCCTTCACCATCCGGGAGCATATGCGGATGATGACCCAGGCCTTCGGCCGGGCGGTGAAGGAGCCGCGGAAGATCAGCGTGCGGGAGCATATCGCCCGCTACCCGGAGCGCTCCTTTCTGCGCTCCAGCCTGCGGGAGAATGAGGCCCGCATCCGGGCGGCCATCGAGGCCGCGGTGAGCGAAGGAGTTAAAGGATAGTGAGCAGTAAGCAGTAAGCGGTAAGCAGTTGGGTTTTCTGCTCACTGCTCACTGCTCACCGCTCACAGGAATTTAAAATGACGAACCGCGAGGCCATCTACAGCGCCCTTTTTAACCTGGTAAGCGCGGTAGCGGGCCTGGTCTCATCCTCCCGCCGGGTGCGCCACTGGAACGAAGTGCCCGCCGCGGAGCAGCCCGCCCTGATCATGGAGCAGGTGGGGGAGACGGCCCAATACCAGAGCTGGCACATGCCGCCCCGCTGGGTGCTGCACGTGGACCTGGCCCTCTACGTCAACGTGGGCGCCGACCAGCAGGCCTCGCCCCAGGCCCTGCTCAATCCCCTGATCGACGCGGTGGCCGCGGCGCTGGCGCCGGCCGCCGGCCAGGAAGTCCAGACCCTGGGAGGTCTGGTGAACGCCTGCCGCTTGGCCGGCAAGATCGAGATCGTGGGCGGCGGCGACTGGGGCCCCCAGGCGGTGGCCCTGATCCCGGTGGAGATCTTGGTGTTTTAGTTCAAAGTTCAAAGTTCAAGGTTCAAGGTTAAAGGCAGAGGCAAAGGCAAAGGCAAAAGGTTTCCAACTTTGAACTTTGAACCTTGAACCTTGAACTAAAAAAAGGAGGCTGACATGGCTGTTAAGGTCTTTTGGTTTGGCACCGGGAATATGTATTTCATCCCGCCGGCGGTCTCGCCCGCGGTGCCCACCCCGGTGAAATGCGGCATCCTGCAGGAGGGCAGCGTCGAGTTCGCCTTCACCGCCAAGCAGGTCTTCGGGCAGAACCAGTTCGCCGAGGCCAATTTCCGGGCCCAGGGCAAGGTCACCGGGAAATCGAAGATGGCCTCCATCAACATGGCTGTCATGGCCCAATTTTTCGGCGGCTCGGCCCCGGCCACCGGCCAGATCCTGCCGGCAGTGAACGAGACGCACAGCGTCCCGGCCACCTCGCCCTACACGGTGACCATCACGCCGCCCGGCAGCGGCACCTTCTCCAAGAACCTGGGGGTGGTTTATGCCGCCACCGGCATCCCCCTCACCCGGGTGGCCAGCGGCTCCGAGGCCCTGGGGGCTTACAGCGTCAATGAGACCACCGGGGTCTATACCTTCGCGGCGGCAGACGAGGGCGCGGCCCTCCTCATCGACTACCTCTATGCCCTCTCCACGGTGGGGCAGACGCTGACCGTCGTCAATCAGTTGGCGGGGCTGGCGCCCAGCTTCATGTGCGTGCTGGATAATATCACCGGGAGCTACGGCGCGGTGCTCATTCTCAACAACTGCATGAGTGACAAGCTGACCATCGCCACCAAGGTGGGCGACGTGAGCATCCCGGAGTTCGACTTCATCGCCGCCGCCGACGCCGCCGAGAACATCTTCACCCTGTCGCTGCCGTATTAGGGGCAGTGAGCAGTGAGCGGTGAGCAGTGAAAGCCGTAGGGCGGGAAAGCGCAGCGCATCCCGCCAGGAGAGGTCACAATGGTGAAGCAGAAACTTGAGGGCGTCCCCCTGCGCCTGGGGGGCAAGGACTATATCCTGCCGCCCCTGAACCTGGAAGCACTGGAGGAAAACTGGGAGGGCCTTCAATCCCTGGGGATTCAGGAAACAACGCCGCAGCAGCGCATCAAGGTAATTATCGACCTGCTGCACGCCGGCCTGGCCCGCAATTATCCCCGGCGTTGGGGGCTATGGGGCGGCATCTCCCGGAAGCGCCTCAAGCGCGACCTTGACTTTCCGGCTCTCCTGGCCCTCTACGACACCTTGATGAAGGCCAGCGGCCTGGAGAGACGCCAGCCGGGGGAACCGGGGGCGGGGAGCGCCCTGACTGGGGGCTTATCCGGGCCCGGGTAGCCAGTCTCACCGGCTGGACCTGGGAGTATATCGGAGAGCTGACGCTGCCCCGCCTCTACGAAATGGAGCGCTACTGGCGCGTCCACCCCCCGGTGGGCGACCTGGTGGCCACCTACCTGGGCTATGAGGCGCCCGCGGACGCAGGGGCGGCTGTAGGGGCGGCTTCCAGCCGCCCGGAGGCGGCGGCCGGCGGCCGCTACGGCACCCTCGAGGAGCTGAAGGAACTTGTCGCCGCCTTCGGCGGCAGAGTAGTGAGCAGTAAGCAGTAAGCAGTAAGCAGTAA